TGCCGCACTTAAATTGTTTTGCCAACATTGATCTACTTGTGCTTCCTGATTTATATATTTCACAAATCTCTTTTTCTTGTTCCTTTGTAAATATATTTTTGCCATTAGAATGTCCCGTATAATTAGACTTTCTTTTTTCTACACCATTCCTCTGTAAAATATCATCTATCAATGTTCTTTGACAATCAAACTGCTGCCCCAAAGCATACATAGATTTTTCTTCTTCTACATACAATCTACATATCTCTTTTTCTTGTTCGTCAGAAAACCTTCTCAAATCAACACGAGGCTTGTCTGCCAAACTTTTTGATATGCCGACTTTCCATTCGTCATCAAAAGTTTTTCCTACATTTGTTCCGGGCTTACCCATAGAAGCTTTGGATATATTTTCTTTCCATTCATCGGTTAAAGTTCCGCCTTTCAACCAACCGTCATGAGTTTCATAATACTTTTTTAATGAGGCAGATATCTTTTTCAACGTTTCTGGCGTATTTGCTATAGCTCCGCCTTCCGCTATATTATATCCAATACTCGGATCACGACTGTTATACAATTTAATATAGGCTATCTCTGCCAAGTTAATAGCATCTTGTGTCGAAGCCACTGCGATAATCTCAAACTTAAAGTTATCGAAACCATACTTTGCAATGGCGCGCGTAATTATCTGGCTAAAGTTTTCACACTTAGCAGCGCTCTTATATTGAGCTTGCCTCTGACGAGGGTCGTTTGTCTGACCAATGTAAATCTTACCATTTACCGTATTGGTGATTTTGTAGATACAATGCACAATCATTATATAACCACCCTCAACCACAACACAATACGGCGTGTAACTATAAAGGCGAAAATAATGATATAAAAATCAAAAAATAACGTTTCTCGATAAATAAGAAACGGACTCTGCGTCATTTTCTTTCAGATAATCGTCAATATCTTTGTAACCCTTTGGTAAATACACATTATTTATATTAGCGTATTCCTTAAACTTTTTCATAATACGTTCTCTACCTTTTTCGCCTGCTACATCATTATCAAGCAAAAGCAGTATATTTTTGGTATATCGGCAAATAAGTGCAAATTGATAGGCGCTCATACTTGAATTACCTATGGCAACTATATTAGTTAAGCCTTTCTCGAATGCTTTAATAACATCAAATTGACCTTCAACAATATAAACAAAATCAAATTTCATTATACTATCCATAGCTTCATATAATCCAAAAAGATGATTTCCCTTCGTAAATCTTGTATTCTTATACTTATCTATGTGTAAAATTTTTCTTTCCTCGTCATCCAAAAGACTTCTGCCAACCAACGCAATTATTTTACCATATACGTTTTTGTATGGCATGACTAATGGATGATGCTCAAAATATGAAAAATCAAATATTTTAGGAGCATTAGAATCATTAATCTCTTTAGAATATAACAATTCCAATCGCTTTAACGTTTCTTTATTAACAACGTTGGTAAGTAAATTAATATCTTTTGCTCCAGGAAAATAACCAAAATTAAACTTTTCCTGCATTTCTGGTCCAAGACGAGTATTTAGATACGCTAAATGCGGCTCAGCGTTTTGAGCGTTATTAAGTAGATATCTACAATGCTTTACTAATAAATCAAAATCATTCATAATGCTCTTAGGACAATCTTAAAAATGCCGCAACGATTTTTCTCAGTACGTATAGCTTGACGCTCGAAACAATTGTTAAAGCTCTTTATCAGCCTTTGCTAACTGCGTTTTTAACATATTCTTGAAAAACGGGCTCAAGTTATCTAATGGCGTAGTGCAAGCACCACACACTATATCGTCGCCTATTATTTTCGGACGCTCCTCTTTTCCACATTTTTCACATTTTACAGCAAACGATTTCTTTTCTTTTTGCCTATATTGTTTTAATGTTTTCATTTGCGTCTTAGCAAAAATAGTTACGTTTTGTATTATCTGGTCACAAGCCGAACAATAAACTTCATTGGTGTCTTTGTCAATATAAGGCGGCTGTGTTTTGCCACATCCACTATTGGTACAAGTCATCATAAATGGCATTAGTTTTCCTTTTTCTTATTAAGAACTTCAATTAACTCTCTACAATATGTTGGATAATCTACGTGTATTATAACTCGCTCATTACCAATTTTTGCTACACCTAACTTTGACAAAATAACTTCATCCTTATTTTTTGTAAGAGCATCAATGTTAATTTCTTTTTCACCATCAATAGTTTTTACTTTCTTTTTGCAACCCTGTAGCGCTTCTAATAAAGAAATATGTAATTCAGTTAATACATCCTTATCTTGAATTTTAAGTCCAGGATCTTCTATAACAGTAAGCGTAAGAAGAACGCTTGTATAGCCGCTCATTGTTCCACTATAATTACCCATACCGCCTAATCTTAAAACGTTACCATTAAATATTCCAGGAGGAATATTAACTGAAATAGACGTTTCAGTTTTAACATATGCCGTGGAATTACATTCAGAACACGATTCAGTTTTAATTTTTCCAAAACAAGCCGAGCAAGTTTGATCAACAAGCATAGGTCCGCGAGCAGTAACTGTTCTACCTCTACCGCCACATAGCTTACATCCATTATCTAATGTAATAGATCCTAATCCATCACACTTTTTACAAGCTATGTTTCTTGAATATTTTATTTCCTTCTTATATCCTATTACAGCTTCTCTAAATGAAATTGTTTCACACATATAAATATCTGTTGCTCGAATATTATATTGATGGCGGGCAAATGGAGAACGAGAATTTCGCCCCATCATATCATTAAGAATATCTTGTATGTCAAATGGTGAGCTTGCATGACCATAAGAAGACCAATTGCCTTGTTGCCCAGGGTCAGTTGATTTACCGGATTCTATTACTTGATAGGCTTCATTTATTTTCTTGAACTTATTTTCTGCATCAGGCTCTTTACAAACATCAGGGTGACATTTAGCGGCAAGTTTCTTAAACGCTTTCTTTGCATCCTCTTTTGATGAGCCCTCGGGTATTTCCAATAGAGCGTATGCTTCCTTAAAATTCATTTTTTCTTTTTACCCTTTTTCTTTGACTTGACTTTGAGTTGGATTTTTCCAGTTAATACGAAAGCGTAATATAATGCAACAGCTATACCGTCCGCCATATCTTCACTTTCCTCCTTAATTTTTCCTTTTTTATCATACAAATATGGAAATGTAATTCCTAAATGCTCGGAAACAAGGTTCGGGATTTCTTCTTTTTTTGGAAGCTCTTTGCTCAGTTTAAGTCCGTGACGTATTTGCATAACATTAAATAGTTGAGGGCTTTTCTTTAAGTAATCAAATGCGGTTAAACCAACCATCCTATTAAATAGTGCCAATGTTATAATTGTTGAGGCTCGACTTTTATTTTTCATAAACTGAATAATATCTTCAATTCCAATATAATCTGGATTATACTTGCTAATAATTTTATTGATATCATTTCTTGTTTTTACTAATCGTTCAATCATATTACCTTTTTTAATTGGCTTATAATGATTAGTGTCTATGAAATGTATGTTATTATGATCATCAATTTCTAAATAACCATATCCTATTGTCGAGCTACTTATATCGAAACCGAGCACTTTTTTTGTCATATAAGCATATATATCAAATAAAAAAGAGAACCTAAGTTTCCTTAAGTTCTCTTAATATGCTGCACTTAATAAATTAGGCTGTTTCAGTTTCCGCTTCGTTACCTGCATAAGGCGGGAAAATATCTGCAACGCTGTCTTCCGACATATCAACTACTGGAGCTGACTTTGCTTTTGCAGTTTTGACGCTCTTTCCACCATTATCACTTTTTTCTTGTGGCTCTGGAATAAATAGAGATCCACCATCCAATAATTTATCCAATCTCGTTTGTGCCTGTTCTGGCGTTGGAGGCGTAACTCTACGCTTTAATTCATCCAAATCAACTTGCTCATCTCTGATTTTTTGATCAGATGCTGATAATGGCGTGTGTGGATTTGGCTGCACCGTATAATAATGTTGCGGTCCGCCCTTCTTATCGACAATGACATCAATATCATATTTTGATGGATCGCCCCACTTTGGGTTCTTGTTTAAGCCCTTGATATCAAAAAATATACCTGACGACACATCAAGGATCTTATAAGTGTTTGTCTCGCGATCAATAACGCCTAAAAACCATCTTGGTGATGTCGGGTGACCTTTTGCACATAATGGACAACTTCCGTTAGCCATTGAGCAATTTACTTTCTGCCCGAAACCTTTATCACCAACTTTCTTTACTCCCTTATGAACCAAATATTGATGCGGGCGCGTTACCAATCGAACGGTATTTGTACCTTCTTTTAATCTAAGCCACGTATCTTTATTCGAAGATTTCTTATCATTCTTTCCAACATTAACATTATCATCCCAACTAATTTCACCATGTGTAATAGTCATTTTGTTTCTCCTATTTTATGCTGTCGTTTTTATTGATTTTCGTACATTATCGTACGGTTAATACTACTAAACGAGTTCGCATATGATTTGTTGAACGTGTGAAACGTACGCTTACGCCTGCGTTTCGCAACCTATTTATTACTCTATTGAAAGCAACTCTAAGGGCACTTGCTGAACCTGGCCAGTTTTTTGGGACTGAAACTCTATTTTCAATAGTCTCGCCCAACTCTGTCATTGTTCCAACCCAAGGTGTTGTTCTCCGTGCTACTATACTTCTAACACTTGAAAAAATTGTGTTAGAAACTTCATTTCTTACTTGATTTGTCTTACTATTTAATGTCATTTTATTACCTCTTTTTATTTGTTTTTATTAGCATTATACACTAAACTTCTCATATAATTTACGGTGTGCCAAGGGAAATACATTTCGATTATATTCCGCTTGTCCACAGTTTGTGCCCTTACTATATCCGCATAACCAGAAACGATCGTCTCAAGGTCACCATCCGTAAAAAATCCTTTTGCTTTCATATAAGATGAAAATGTTAAATCGGGCAATTCAAGCGCAATAAAAAACTCTGTACGACTATCTTTGCCGGCAGCATTTTTAGTAGTAATCTCAATTAAATAACAAGGCTTCATATTTATCGGGCTACCATCGGGCACTCTTAACGTTCTTTCTAATGTAATATCTTTGTCCGTCATTTTTTACCTTTCTTTTTTGAGTCTTGTTCTATATCAACTGGCTCAGGATCAGTTCCAGTTAAGGCAACATTTGTTAATTCTTCTTGTTCGGCTCTCGTACGGTCTAACTTGGCTTCTCTTGCTTCACCAATCTTTTGAGTTATTTCATTTGCTAATTTAACATCAGTAGCAAGAGCTTCACAGAACTTAGGAAAACCAACCCATTTTAATTCACCATATTGATGAGTGACGCTTGTTGGTTTTTCTACAACATTGTAATTTAATGCAAGTTCTGCAATTTCTGTGTGCCTATCGATGATACCTTTGCTAAAATCAACTCTAAATGTCGCCTGACGTGGCCAAGCACCAAACTTGCTTTTCTCAATTGTCGCCCTTATCGCTTGTCCAATTTTATTTTCCTTTTCGTCAAGTATTTTTTGATCTTTTGCCGTTATTGGATCAAAATAAACATTAGCGCTCAAAAAATGTGCATATGTGTTTCCACCCGAATATGTATGATCAGAGCCATATGGATCCATATTATCTTTCTTATGGTTAATGATTATAAATGGTACTTGAGCTTTATTAATCTCTAACGTTAGCTTTCTAAAAGTGGTAGTTAAAAATCTAGCAAGCAGAGCCATATTCATTTTTCCAATCGCCGCAATATCTTCGCCAGGAGGAATAATAGATCCAAGCGAATCTAAAACTATAAGGTTAATGTTGATGTGTTCTTTGGGATCCTTGCTTGCAATTTTATCAAGCAATCCTTCTTTGGATTTGCCAGCATACTCGTGTGTTTTCTTATCTTCTTTCGGAGTGCCAAGAAGCATCTCAAAACACTTTCTACCATTAGCAGCCATATCACCATATACCACAAGTAATCTTGAAACATCCACGCCAAGTTGACGTGCCCACGTTTCACTAAATGTTTGCTCTGCATCAATAAATAACTGTTGTGCAGTCGGATCTTGCTTTTGTGCTTCACAAATCGCAATCATAGATAAAAGCGTTTTACCACAACCAGGTGGTCCATAATACTGAATAAGTCTGCCTTTTGGCAATCCACCCGATGATAATGCATCATCTAACGATAACGATCCTGTCGAAATAACTGGGACTTTTTTCCCAACCGTTTCATGCGCCCTACGAACTTCTAATAAGTCTTCTGAATCCGCAAAACCCTGAAAAAATGCTAAAACTTTATCATCCTTTTTCTTTTTTTCGTCTATCATATT